CATCTCAGCCCTACACAGCCAGACAGTCAACACCGGCGCAGTAGAAGCAACCGCATTAACACCTGAACAGGCAGCCAAGGCAAGAGCAGCAGCAGAAGCGGTGACCACGCCGAAGCTGAAACTGGCGTAAGTCTTTATCCGGAAATAGGTTAGGCACACCCCGGGGTTCGAGCTTTGACAGGGTACGTATATAGACCTACAGCGAGTATCTCATATTTTTTATATTTTTCTGTGGGGTTTACGACAAGGATTATCCTTAATACGATACTAGCCCAATAACGGCAATAGTAACGCTTTTTAATCACCATGTCGGTGATAGTATCAATATGTAAAATGTAGCTTCATAACCCATTGCTAATACTAGACTTATTTTAGCGAAACCGTTACCACGAAAGGAAACGAGATGGCATTATCAGCACAAGAGAAACAGAAGGCATATCGGATTAGGCAGAAGGCTAAGAAGGACCGCGCCAAGGTCAAGAGTGTTGCTAAGAAGCAGCGTAAATCTATTGACCCGCGCCAGAAGCAAATCGAGGAAGACACATACATGCAGCGGTGTCTTGATGGCTTGGAGGATGTGGTTGTTGGCCATTACCGTAGGATTGGCGGTGGCTTTACCACTGTTGTTGGACCGGGTTACGGCCCTGTTACTATCGGCGAAGAGACTAAAGCTGATTGGTATAAGGGGGTTTATCATTGAACCAGAACCAGAAAGACCTCATTAACAAGATGGGCAATGAAATAGGCAACGGCGAATCATCTTCACTTGAGGGTTGGAACCTGTTGCATGGAATGGATTTATCGGCTTACGACGCTATGAATGTCTGTGGCTACTTCAGGTCCATGGGAGAGATACCCAGCCTTATGCCGGATTACGACTCAATCCAGCGACTACACACATCCAAGACTATCAGCAAGCATCACATCTATGAGGGTTTCGTATGTAAGGGTTGTGGCAGTAAAAGGTTAACTGATGGCTCTCAGTGTGATGGGTGCATGGCTAAGCTTTATTTCCCGTATTGGTCGCCGGATTATGATTCAATAGAACCTATATCTTGGCATGAAACTCACATAGATGGTGGCTGGCTATATATTAATGTTCCTGTATTGAGTAGCACCACCCAGTCTTAATCGTTTTCACAAATGTTTTTACTCCTATATGAATCAAAGTAGATTTAAATTGCCGGTTTCACAAAGGAAAGGGAAATCATGGAAGAAACTAATGGAAAGAGAATCACAGCAGAGTTTGATAGGAATACAGCGACGATTGACATTAAGGTTGATTGTTATGTCGGTAGCAGTAAGGATAAAGAAAAATGTCTTTGCAATGTTATATTTGACGCACTCCGTCTTCAGAACATTGATGCCGAGAAAATAACTATTATAGATAAATAGGGAAATCATGGTTGACATAATAGAGATAAATCAGGACGGGATTCCGATAATACTGGACCATGACCAAGCAACCAACCTTGCTTCTAGTCTGGTATATGCTGTCGGAAAACATGACGAGGCTGCTACCAAGATAATAATCCACGTCGAAGACTTATAGGAAAGGGAAAGAATGAGCGGAATAGGATTCATTATTATCGGTTCAGTTATGGTGGTTGCTGGTATTTTTCTGGTTAGTGCTGGTTGTTAAGGAAATGTTCTTAAGCATGGAGTAGCCTATTCGATGTCTATTCTTAATTTTAATCATTGGTAGTTTGGTGGTATTATTATATGAGCGGTAAGGGCGACACATACAGGAGGGTCAATCAGGAGGCATACGACCGGAGTTGGCAGAGGATATTTGGGGATAAGCGAAAGGACAGGGATGAGAAAGTTACCGAGCTTGAGGCTGGGCAAGAAGAGGAATAAATTATGTTACTGTGGCAGCTTGAAGAAGTTCAAGAATTGTCACTGGGCTTTCCACGAACGGGAGGCTAAATGACCAAACGTTACAGTAAGCAGGTAGAACCACTCGACTGCTACAGTCACCAGTTCAAGCCTTTGGGCAGTCAGTTTCTGGGTCGGCTTGAGAGAAAGGACAGGACTGATGGTGGAATTATTCTGGCTAATGATGAGACGACTTGGTGGGTTGATGTTGTTGCTGTTGGCCCTGACTGTGACTTTGGTGTTGGCGACATGGTTCTTGTCGAAGAGTTTCGTGGCGAGAACATAGACTTAGCAGACGGCGAGTTTTCGTTCTTTGACCAATCACATACTTTAGCGGTGGCAGAACAATGAGAAAAGAAATAAAATGCTTTAAGTGTGGTGATGATATCGTGATGGATACCAATGATGATAGCGACGACTTTAGTTACTTCTATGAGTGTAATTGCGGGAATAATATTCATTGGCATGTTGATATAACATCAACTTATAATGACGAGAGTGTTAAGCAGACTGCATAGTGGCGACCTACAGGAAAGTGAGCCAGAACAAGAACGACGAGAACTGGCAAAGGATATGCGGGAAAGGAAAGAATGGAAAGACCGGAATGCAATATCTGCGGAGAAACGAAACCACACAGTGACTTCTTAGACTCTGAAGGGTGTTCTGTTAGGTTCACTGGTGGAAACATGGCACTGATTAAGATTAAGCGATTAAACGGTGCTATCTGTACCAGATGCCTTCGCTTGATGGAAAACATGTTAGCCTCATCAAAGGTCTTGTATCCAAAGAATGTTAGGAAGCAGTTGTGGGGTGAAGAGGGAAAGTCTAATGCCTGACATTGACTACACAGACCCAGAGATACTGGCATCAGTAGACCCGATTTTTTGGGCAACCCACAACAAAATAAAGCTCATGGGCAATACCGAGTTCACCTTGGAAGGCTGTGAGTACATGGCTGATATAATGCGTGACCCTGCCAGATGGATTGGCGTAATGAAGGGCACACAGGCTCGTATCACCACGGCTTTCATGTTAAGGCTGATGCACTCTGTTATATACGGCAAGTACCCACAGGGCGGTATTTATTACTTCCCGAAGAAGGAGGCTGTTGAGAGTTTCTCCAAGACAAGGTTCGGTCCTCTTATTGCTGATAACCCCTGTATAAAGAGATACCTCAAGAGGACCAACTCTGTCAATATTAAGCAGGTTGGCAAGGCGTTCCTTTCCCTGCTGGGTGCTGGTGCTACTGCTAGTATCGAGGGAAAGAAGGATGGCACTGGTGTTAGGTCTACTCCAGCCGATGAGGTGGTACGTGACGAGAGAGACCTCTTTGACGATGACATGGCTGGCATGACCTTTGACAGGTTGTTGAACAGCAAGTTTAAGAAAGAGGTTGACTTAGGCTCACCTACTATCCCTGATGTAGGGATTGACATGGTGTTTGGTAAGAGTGACCAGAAGATGCGCATGATTAAGTGCCACGCCTGTGACTCTTACACTTGTATCACAGAGGAGTTCCCACACTCGATTCAGTTTAGAAAGAGCGACCACCACTCTAGGTTTGTTCCATACTTTGCTTGTATCAAGTGTAAGGCTGAGATTCATCCTAGAGATGGTATCTATGTGCCTAAGTTCCCAGACAGGTATAACCCAAAATATCCAAACGAGGGCGTATCAGGGTATCATGTTAGCCACTTTATAACTCCAAACTGCGACCTGTCGTTAGTGATGGAGAAGTATGAAGAGGCTCAAACTGACACTGCCAAGATGGGTTTGTTTTATAACAGGTTCTTGGGTTTGCCTTGGATTGATGTTGAGGACAGATTGATGCAGCAGGATGTATTTAACTGTTGCGGCAACGACATGATGAAGACTCGTAGCGAGGTAGGAACTGCTATGGGTGCAGATATAATGAAAACCAACCGTGTGGTGATTGCTGAGAAGAAGCCAAAAGGTGGGGCTAAGATAATCCACATGTCAAGAGTGAGCGGTTTCGATGCACTATACGATTTAGCTAAACGATTTAACGTAAAGAGTGCTGTTGTTTGCTTGAGGCCGTATGAAGAATCCTTTAGGAAGTTTCAGGCCAAGTGCAAACCTGAAGGCATAAAGGTTTACGGCTCAGAGTACAGAGACAAACAAAAGAAGTTGTTTGCTACCGATGACGAGAGCGGAACCTATGTAGTACACCGCACCGAGGCAATGGACAAGAGCCAGTCATGGATTAGAAGTGGCAAGCTTGAGATACCCCGCAAGGGTGCTGAGGTTAAGGTGTTCGCGAAGGAATGCTGTAACACAGCCAAGACCCTAGAAACAAATGAAAAGACTGGCGACAGGGTTTACAGATACCGTCCGGTTGGGGATAAGCAGGAGCATTACAGGCACTGTGTCAATTACTTACAGTTGGCATTAATGAACCTGAGTGACTATGATTATGTACCACAAACGCTTGGTCCACACAGGTCTGAGGAAGAGTACGATGTGATGGGTTGGGGCTTATGATTACTGAGCAACCAGACATAGACCTAACTACGCTTGCAGACAGATTCACCACTAACGACGACTACACCAAAGAGGTAATTCTAAAGGAGCTACAGTATTGGCAGACCCAACCAGACTTCTTATGTGTCACCTCTGGCGAGGCATTCTTGATAGCATATCGGAACAGGAGTTCGTTATGGATAGCTCAAGTCTACAGCAAGGAGGGTCTTATGGTTGGCAGGGAAGCGATTACCTATGCGAGGGAATGGGCGAAGGCGAGAGGTATGACTAGTATAACCTTTGAGACAACACGCAAACAAGTGAAAGCCATGTCAAGGTATGGCGCAACCGAATATTCAGTTATTATGAGAGAACAGTTATGTTGATAGAACGAAACGGATACGAGTTCCAGATTGACTTTGACCATCCCAACTATCGTTTCAAAGGTGGCAAAACACCAAAGTTACCTCCACAACCAGACCCAGTCCCTGTGCCAGAGAGTATCCAAGAGGGTGCTGCTTTAGCCGGTGAAACCGAAGCAAGGCTGAGGAAGAAACAGAAAGGGCGCAAGAGTACTATTTTAACCGAGGGTCTCGGCACTACAGACACTAATCAAGCTAAGTCAGTTCTTCTAGGATAAGACATGAAGACTTGCAACGTATGTAAAATAGAGAAGTCTTTGGATGAGTTCCATAAAGATAAGACTCACTCTCATGGGCGAGCTGGCACATGTAAGGTGTGCAACAGGATTCGGTCCAAGAAGAATTATGAAGCTAATAAAGAAAAGATACACAAAAGAAGCAGGGTTAGGTATCTAAGGGATACTTATGGGTTAACACCAGAGCAGTACAAAGATATGATTAAAGAACAGGATGGCGTTTGTGCAATCTGCGGCGAGCCAGAATGGATTAAGGTTAACGGTAAAGTTAGAAGAATACCAATAGACCATTGCCACAAAACAGGGCAGGTTAGAGGGTTACTCTGCTCGAATTGCAATACTGGACTTGGTGCGTTCAAAGACAACATAGATATTATGGCTTCAGCAATATCATACTTGCAGAATGCCACATACAAAAAGACAGGTAGCTGATATGGCAGAACTTACTCTTGGACAAGAAATCCTTCAACGACAATCGAAGATGGAGACTATAAGAGAAGACTACGAAAGTGGTATGTGGCAGGACATCTCGAAGCTAGGAAATCCTCGCCGCGAAGACATAAAAGACTCTGACAGAACCAACATTAAAGGCCAGCGCAAAGGCAAGAGTGTTTATGATGGTACAGCCCTAGGTGCGCTGAACGTTTGGAGTGACGGGATGCAGGGGTTCTTGGTTTCTGGTTCATGGTTTAAATCAGAGATGTCGAATCCACAGCTAAACGACATTGACTCTGTCAGGTTGTGGTTGCAGGAATACGACAAGAAGATGTATTCTGCATTTGAACGAGGTAACTTTTATTCGGTCTTGGCTGAATGGTTCCGCGACGCTGGAAGTATCGGAACAGCTACGTTGTTTACTGAAGAAGAGATTAGTACTGGCCGTGCTGTTCACACAGTAATCCATCCACGAGAGGTGTGGGTAGCAGAGAATCAGTTTGGCGAGGTAGACACCGTTCACCGTAAGTTCGAGCTGACTGCTAGAGCAGCATACCAGAAGTTTGGTGATGGTGTATCAAAAACAATTAAAGACAATCTAGAGAACGACCCAAATAAAGAACATGAGTTTATTCATGCCGTGTTCCCTAACAAGGACAGGGTTATCGGCAAGAAGGATTCAAAGAATAAAGAGTTCAGAAGCGTGTACCTTGAGTCTAAGAACTCAGGTCCAGATGGCCCTAACATTGCTAGGGATTCCGGGTTTGATGTTAACCCGTATGCGGTATGGAGATTCCGTAAGTCGTCTGATGAGGTGTATGGTTACTCCCCTATGGCAGATGCCTTAGTAGAGATATTCTCACTGAACCAGTTCGGCAAGACTCGTATCATGGCTGCACAGAAGTCTGTTGACCCGGCACTTAATGTGCCAATCGAAATGAGAGGTCGTGTCAGGAATCAGCCTCACGGTCGCAACTACTATGATGACCCGAAGCGGATTATCAGCCCAATCCCATTAGGCATGAACTACCCAATCTCTTTGGAAGAGACTAAGGCAATACAGAGTTCTGTTGAGGACAAGTTCAGGGTCGAGTTCTTCCGTGCGTTTATTGGAAGACAGGGGGAAGCGACTGCTACAGAGATAATGGCAATCAAGGGTGAACAGGCTGGTCTGATGACAGCTCAGGTTGACAGATTATATATTGAGGGACTAAGGAGAATATTTGATATTATCGCTGACATTGAAGACCGTAAGGGAGCCTTCTCGGAAGAGGCCGGTATGCCTCCAATCCCTGATGAAATTGTTGATTCTGGAGGAACTATTAACTTCGTTCTTACAGGACCCTTGCGTCAGGCTCAAAGACGTATCACCGAACTAGCACCTATCAATGAAACCATACAGGCCCTTGCACCACTGGCTGAGATATTAGGCCCTGAAGTATTGGACGTTATTGATACCGATGCTATATCAGAAGGTGTAGCAGAGGCAGGTTCATTGAGCCAGAGGTATATCAGAGGTAAAGCAGACAGGGAAGCTAGAAGGCAGGCACGACAAGAAGCGTTGGCACGACAGGAGCAGCAGGCGCAGGCGCTTGAGATGGCAAAGGTAGCACCGGGATTAGGAAAGGCTGTGGAGCCGAATAGCCCAGCTGAGGCAATAGGCGAAGCAATGGGAGCATAGATGGAACCAAACACAGTAGACGATTATGATAGAACATTCAGCACCGAGTGGGGACAAAGGGTTCTGGCCAACATGTTAACTGAGGGAGGTTTTTTTAAGCACAACCACACTCCCGAGGAGCAAGCTGTACAGAACTTCCTAAAGACAGTGCTATCTAAAACAGGCAGGTATCCAGTTGAGGGGATGTCACCACAGCACAAAATGGTTAGCTATATCTCTGGTATAGGCAGAGTCCAAAAGAAGAATATATTAAAAAGAATATTCACATTAAAAAAGGAGTACTAATGAGTTACCAAGGCGACGGTATCGCTACCACAAAAAAGAAAAAGAAGAAGGTCGAGAAGAAGACCGAGAAGAAGTGTGTTGATTACAGCGAGGCTATCAAGGAAACGAAGATGACCATAGCCCAGCACAAAGACAGATTAGAAAAACTAGAGGCTAGGCTTAATCGCATTGTAGCGGCAGCAAGCACAGCCAAACCAATCAAGAAGGACTTTTAAGGAATAAGATATGAGTGAAGAAGGACTGCTTACAGCGGATAATCCTGCTTCAACTACCACAGAAGCAACGGGAAGTTGGAAAGATGGAGTGGATTCTGGGCTGAGGTACAGCGCAGACGGTAATGACAAACTAGCACGATTTGACACAGAGGCGTCGCTTGCAAAGAGTTACCTAGAGCTAGAGAAGATGGATTCCGGTAAGGTTAAGATGCCGGGCGACGAATCAACACCAGAAGAAAAGAGTGCCTTTTATCAGAAGCTAGGCACACCCGAAGCTGTCGACGGCTATGAACTACCTGAGCTTGCTGAGGGAGAGGCTTACGACGAACAGATGATGGGCGCTATCAAGAACTATGCCTTGGAGAATAACATACCAAAGGACATGTTCAGCGGTATGGTTGGCATTTACATGCAGGAGGCTAATGCCGCGATGGAGCGACAAGCCACTGCAACGCAAGACTCATTAAAGCAGGAGTGGGCTGGTGACTACGACAAGAACGTAGAGATAAGTCGAAGGGCTTTGAGGGAACTTGCTCCAGAAGAGATAACAGAACCATTGATTGCTGAGATTAGCAGAATGAATCTCGATAACAGTGAACCGTTTATTAAGTTCTTGCATTCGGTTGGGTCTAAGATGATGGACGACACACTTGTTAAGGGTGATGCTGTTCCATCAAAAGACGACTATATACCTAAATATATAAACAGTCCATCTATGTATCGAAGCATGGAAGGACCAGAAGGCGAACAAGCAAGAGCATATTTCGATAAGAATAGTATTGCATACTAGAACCGCCCTTTGGGATAAACGGAACTAGAGACAAGCGGGGTAACCATACGGCCTGCGAACAAAAGACTGAGCGAGTCTAAACGTAGAAAGAGCCTGTAGGTGCAGGACAACTCCTTCAACTATGTAAATCAAATTTAACCAAGGAGTTTAATCATGGCAGAGAGAGAACTTAATGCCCGCGAGAATCTACTTCTCGTGACTAAAATGACGAACAACAATGAAACGTTGGACGTCGCAGAAGTACTAAACGAAACTAATGAGGTAATCGAAGACGCAGTCGTACAGACAGCAACTGATATGACCTCGCATGTAATGGCACGTAGAACCGCACTTCCAGCAGTAAGCTGGGTCAAAGTCGGTAATGGTTGGAATGCAACCACAGGCTTGCTCAATCAGGTTCGCGAAGAGATTGGCCAGCTTAAGGCTAGATTCGCAGCACCTAAGGATGTTATGGATTTACAGGCAAACCCTGCTAAGTACCGTATGCAGCAGGAACGTGCTTACATTGAGTCTATGGGTCAGGAACTGTCGAACACATTGTTTGGCAATTACAGTGCAGGCTCGTTGAGTCCAGCTGTTAATCCGCCTGAAGAGTTTGCTGGGTTCCAGTATCGTTACAATTCACTGGGCACAACCGATACGAATTATGTATTGAACAACGGCAACACGACCGGCAACGACAATACTTCGATTTGGTTCGTACAATGGGGTCCGGGTAAGACTTATTTGGTAACACCTAGAAACGCACCGGGTGGTCTAACTAGGATGGACAAGGGTGAACAGATGGTATCAGGCGATAATTCAGTTGCCTCTACATCAGCCACGCTCAACAACCCAACCAACCAGCTCTGGGCATACATCACAGAGTTTGAATGGCGTGTAGGTCTAGCAGTTGAGGACCAGAGAACTGTCAAGCGTCTTGCTAATATCGACAGTGTTCATGGTTCAACTAATACTCTGGACGAGAATAAAATCATCCAAATCAAGAACAACTTCAAGAGCCGTGACATGATTTCAATGTACATGAATGAAACCGTCTTTACACAGCTTGAGATTCTTGCCAAGGATAAAGTAAATGTTCACTGGTCTGAGAATAACCCATTCGGTCGTCCTCAGCTGTTCTTCCAGAATATGCCTGTAAGACGTAGTGATGCTATAACGAATGCTGAAGGCATTCTTTCTTAAGGAGTTTTAACTATGGCACTATTAGATGCAATGTTTGAATTTAGTGATGCTCAGGCTCTTACGGCCTCGGCGGCAGCTACAAATGTAATCGATATGCAGAATTCCGACCTTGAAATGGGTGCGGGAAATCCTATGTATCTTAATGTTAGAGTTGGTGATACAGCACTTACCAGTTCTGGTAATGCAGCCACTCTCGATATATCTCTTGTTGGCGATACAGATGCGACAATAGATGGCAGTTCGATTGTGGTTACTTCCACTAAACAGTGGACAGAGGCTGAATGTGTTGCTGGGGCATGGCTGATGAGACAGGCACTCCCTGTTGACTTTGACGCTGACCAGTATATAGGTATCTACTACACAGTCGGTACTGAGAACTTCACCGCTGGAAACATCAATGCGTGGATTGACAATGGCAACCAGTCGTCTTATGACACTCAGGTAGCAGAGTCTAATATCTAACAAAACGGGGGAGGTTTCGGCCTCCCCTTTAATTTAAGGAGTAACACAATGAAGAAGTTAATAATTTCATTGCTTGTGCTTGTTATGGCGGCAACGTCCTTCGGTGCGTTTACCAACTCAGCTGATAATTCCAGAGCTACGTTCAGGAATGGTTATGCTTGGGGCGGTCACACACCTAAAGACAAAGCCACGTTATGGGCACAGGAAGTAGAAGCGAAGCTGGAGGGTGAGACGGCTACATTAAGTTTGTTGACTGTATCTGACTACACAGCGGCGCAGACTCTTACAGCAGCACAATCCGGCTCAGTCATTACAATGGCTAGTACTGGAACAGGCGTGTTAACGCTACCAAGCGCTGCTGTTGGGTTACATTTTATTATTGTTGATGGAAGCATAATCGCCGGTAACGACACAAAGATAACGGCTGCTTCTGGGGACAAGATTAACGGCGGAGCTGCTGCTGGGTCTATCATACAGACATCAGACACGAACAGTGCAAGCTTAGAAATAATTGCAATCACGACTACAAGCTGGATTACAAGGTCAGTAAGTGGAACGTGGGATGTGATTTAATGAAGCGACACTGTATAACAGTAAAGGATATACTATTATCAATCTTAGTCCTAGCAATATTAGGCTCCCCTTGGGTGATTATATACTTGCTCTGGGCATACTGTTATGCGGGATAGTCTCGTATCCGTTGCATGACCATACATTGATGCCACGGCATATTGTGTGGTGTGTTCTTGCAATAGCATGTTGCAGAAACTTCAAGGTATCGGTGCTGTCGTTAGTTTACTTCTCGATAGCACTGGTATCTGGTTTCTTTGCACAGAACAAAGCCGAGTGGATGTATTCGGTATCAAGGTTATTTCTGTTATTGTCGTTTATATCGGCTGTAGAGATTGACCTGAAGCTGTTATCAAAGACAATGATGGCGTTAGGCACGATATTCTTTGTGTCGTTTTGGATGCAACACTATGGTGACTTTACTGCACCATGCAAAATAATGGGTCAAAGAAACTACTGTGCATCAGCACAACTCTTGATTCTTCCTTTCTGCCTTGATAGCAAATATGGCAAAGTACTGGCTGTTGGATTAATCACCAATATCATACTACTTCAATCGAAGTCGGCTTTGCTTGCTTTATATGTATGTGCTGTTCTGGTTGACAAGAGGGTTTTATTTACCCTGCCACTTGTTTTAGCTGGAACCATATTATTCAATGAACAGTTTGCTTATGCTGTCCATCTTAGATGGGTGCAGTGGGAAGCAACACTCAGAATGATTTGCTCTAACCCGCTTGGTGTTGGTGCTGGAAACTTCTGGATAAACTTCCCGAACTACGCAAGAGGCATTGATTATCCTTTGGCGTTTACAGGTGTAGGTTTCAGGTTCCCGCACAACGACTATCTTTGGATAGCCTCAGAGGTTGGGGTTGCTGGGTTACTGGCATACCTTGGTTTAATAGTCACCGCACTTAAGGATGCAAAGAAGCATATCGCAATAGCCATCGTAGGATACATGGTTATCTCATGCTTTAGTTCATTACATGAAAGACCTTTCCACTCATTAATGTTTGCCATACTGCTTGGAGTATCACTTAAGGGCAGATGGAATATTAAGCATTTATGGGTTGGACTACTCTTAGTCTTAATGGTGTTTGGATTCAGAGCAAAGTCGGAATACCACTTCAAGAACCAAGAGTACACGAAGGGCGAGAACCTTTTCTCAACCGTATCATACTGTGGTATCCCGTATAGGCTTTGGACATATATGGAGACTGGGGATTATAACGATGCACTAGTAGCTTATACTTATAACCCGTATAATATTCAGACATTAAATGTAATGGGTGCATCACACGAATCAGTAGGAAGAATAGACAGAGCAGAATGGTGTTATCGAGAGGCTTTAGATATAGCACCAGACTATAAAGACGCACGAACAAACTTAGAAAGACTAAAATGAATCTACTATTAATGCTTACCTGCTGGCTTTGGGCAGACTTTGGAGACAACGATGGCAACTAAAGTTCAAATCTACAATCTAGCGTTAACTAGATTAGGCGAGGCATTGCTTGTCACGGACAGCGACGACACTAATCCAGCCGATGTTCTTAATGCAGTGTATACGCCAATCCTTGAGGACATGCTTAACATAGGCCCAGAAGAGGGTTGGAAGTTTGCTAAGCGAAGAAAGCATGGCATCCTGCGTGATTCTGCTACCATTACGGCGATAGCACAAAACGGCACTGACATCACAGTTACGGCCACACACGCACTAGAGGTAGGCGATGAGGTTACTATAGCAGGGACTACCAGTTATGATGGAACCTATGACGTTACCGCCATATCCACAACCGCCACATTCGATGTAACGGCTACGTTTGTGGCTGATGACGCTACAGGAACTGCCAAGTGGACATCAGAGGAGTTTGCCTACCGCTATGCAAGGCCCACCTGCACCAGAGTCACTAGTGTTCAGGTTGGCGGAAGAGAGTTAATGGACTGGGTCAGAGAAGGTCAGTACATCCTGACCAACCAAGAGGACACTGATGTTGATATGACATTCGTTCAAGACGCCTCAGTGATTACGGTTGGTAATATACCACCCCAGTTAGTAGACGTACTCTGGCGGAAGCTGGCAGTACATCTATGCTATGACTTGGTACAGAACGCAAGTATACAGCAACAGCTTCTGACAGAACTGGAGCAGATATACATACCAAGAGCGTTAGGCATGGATAACCGTGAACAATATGTTCAGGAACTAAGTACAGCATGGGTAGATGCTGGTCGCAAAAGGAGCTATATCGAATGAAGAAGTTAATATTATTGATGGTTCTTTTGTTTGCTTGTGTTTCGTTTGGTGCAGATGGCACCTTCTATGTAACCCCGACTGCTGGCGATGATGGCAAAGATGGACTGACTGAAGCTAATGCATGGGCAACCCTAGGCCATGCTATTGACAACCATACCAGCGTTAGTGGGGATACTGTCACTATCTATATCAAAAAAGATACAACAGTAACAGATACCATTGTAACCTTTGATGACACTGGTAGTAAACAGGAAGGGATTAATTTCATATTCAGGACGGAAACGGCTGGAGACAAATTTGATTTGGGTTCTGCGGGTGCTGGAGCTGATTACTTTGCCATGTCAGGCGTGACATCTGGAAGCATCACCTTACAAGACTGTGAAATGGAGGACGCAAATACTAGATTCTTGTTCCGCGCTGCGAACGGCAATGGAATGGACGTTATCATAAGAGATTGCGATTTTACATTAACAGCGGCTAATGCTCAAGTGTATAGCAGTGGTACTGTAGGTGGTGCAAGAGATTTAACTATTATCGGAACTACCGCTGTAACAACCTCTGTGGGTATAATAGTAAATGTTGGTGATGCTATTATTATATCAGATAGTACATTTACAGCAGCAGCGGATAAATATATTCTTCGGTTAGAAACGTCTGCCGATTCAATATCAATAGATTCGTCTACGCTCACCTCGACAGGCGATGCAGCAGTAATAACGATAGACGGAGACATTACTACGATGTCTATAGAATCCTCTACGCTGGTTGCTGATGGAGATAAATATGTCATCGAGTTTCTTGATGGCGATATTGGCTCTATTTCTATAGCTGATTCCACATTGACTACAACCGGAAGTGAAGGAGGATTTTACACACATAGCAGTGGTACAACTTTGGTGTCACTTGAAATGATAAATGTAATTGTCAATGCTGTAGGGGTTGGGGTTAACGTAACTACTAGCGATGGCATATTAATACAAAATTGTTCAGTTACCGCCACCACGGGAAGTTCGGCTGTTGCTATAGGAACATCGGACGTAAATGCAAGAATACTTAACAATACATTGGTAGCAACAGGAGTGAGCGCAAGAGGGCTTCTATTAGGCGACGGCGTGAATAGTTATAAAGTTCTCTATAACACAATCAATGGTGTTTCTCATGCGTTATTTGTAAGGGGTGGCGCAGACGATACAGGTAATGAAATTGCTTATAATATCATTGTATCTTCTGGTTCTGTTGGGGCTGGATGTTTCGGTTCTGGATGTAAGATATATAACAACACAATTTATGCGACATCAGGAACATCGCTGATAACAGGTGCAGCAGGAGGAACCGCCCCAGCTGTCCCTGCCAGTAAAAACTTAGAGATATATAACAATATCTGTGTTGCTTTAGACGGACTTGCTTATTACGACTATGATGATTCAACCGGAATAGATGGCGGCGGGCGAGGTTCTAATAGCGACGACATGAACGACCAGCAAGACAACAATCTCTATTGGAGGGTATCTAACTTCTCAACCGGAGTCGTTGAACTTGGCGAGAATGGTTCCGAGCAGGTCTGTGACACTATGGACGAAGTAAGAACTGCATGGAAGACAGCAACATCTGGCGGTGGATTATGGAACACCAACTACGGCAATAGTAATGACACCAACAGTATCATTGCTGACCCGATGTTTGTGGATGCAGCTAATGGAGACTTCCACCTCGGTTCAAACTCACCCTGTCTCGGCATAGGCAGATATAACGAAGAATTCCCTCTAGGCAGGGCAAGATATAACTATTTTGGACGTAGGCGATAGTTTAGCTGTCGCCAAACAAGGAGATAACATGAAGAAATTACAAGGATTCGCATTGTGCCTGATTCTAATTCTGGCAATGGGAGCAACAACGTATAAGGGCGATGCTCTTAGAACAGACAGTTTTGGCTGGGAGACGCTTGGCACTACGACCACGGCATATACTACGCCAGCAGTGAACGAGCGTGATTACACAAACTTCACGACCAATCATTCAGACGCCGTAACCAAAACTTTCAGCCCATATAGGTATAACAATATAGGATTAAGATTCATTGTTGATGATGACGGAGATGACACTGTATTTGATGTGTTTGCGTCTAGAGGTCAGGATTATTTCAACAGAGTCGCAACCCTTACTCTTAAGGGCGGAACTGCCAGTGGCCCCGGCACATCGACAGATTCAACATCTGCTGTATTCTGTGACACCATTACAGTTACTAATTCAAACTGGATTACAGCCATAACAGTAGTCGATGGCGGAGGCGCAGATAGGCAGTCAACTATTTGGCTAGACCTGAATGGGTATGACACTATGTCACTCGTTGGAACTACAGTTGATGATACCACGATGGTTCAAGTAACAGGATTCTAATGCCCTTAACCACACACACACATAGGCTGTTCGTTGCGCGTGTAGAAGCGGCGGCAAGCACAGATATAGACCTTACTACTCAAGGTGACTTTGCGCAGAAGCCGTCAACTGGTGTCATAGATATACTTGACCCCGGACTCCTCGACCCCACCACTGACATCCCAAAGAGTGTTGCTCATAGGGCTATTTCTAATGCAAACGGAATAGTGTTTTCGTTCGCTGGGGGAGATGCCGATGACGATACATTCTCTTGGAATTTGTACGGCTGGAAGAACGAGAACGGCCCAGCAGAATTAGTTGCTGACGGTACTGGTATACTTGGCTCACAGGCTGTTATTAAGTGGCCACACAATAGAGTGCCTGTAGCGAATAGATTCTGGGCAGACACTATTGTGGTAAGCAACAACTACTGGATTAAACGTGTGGACGCCACAAAGACAGGCGGCAACAGTGTAGCAAAGCTTTGGTTCGACACTGCTGGGTACAGATTCTTTAGCGTGGAAATCCCAACTTCAACTGGAAATATGTCCGCTTTTTATGGTTATTGGTGATTTGGAGAAAGAATGGCCAAAGTTAGCAAAATTACCCAATCTTTAAATTCTGGAGAGCTGTCTCCGTTAATGCGGAGTCGTTCTGACCAGCAGAAATATGCCTCTGGTTGCAAGACTATGGAGAATGCCATTCCGCTTATCTATGGCGGTGCGCAGAAAAGACCGGGTCTGGAATACATTTCGGCTGCCGCATCCAACTCTGATAAGTCTAAGCTTGTGTCATTCGAGCATTCAGTTGACGATACGTACATCTTAGAGTTCGGCAACCAGACCATAAGGATGTTTAAGTCCGGTTCCGCTATTACCACAAGCGTTGGTAACGAAGATTTGTCGGCACTAGATAACATCATAGCACACTGGAAGTGCAACGAAACCGAGGGAACAACCGCACTTGATGACGACGGCAACACACATGACGGCACGATAACCGTTGACGCCAGCACAGTTACTGCTATAGGAAAAGCTGGGACTGCATTCAACCTTGATAACCAATACAATGTAACAGTTCCTGATAGTAATGATTTCAGTTTTGACGACTCTGGCTCTAATCCGTTCTCTATTGCTATGTGGGCTAACGTAACAGACAAAGGTTCAATGCAGACCCTGCTGTCAAAGTGGGACGAGACCACTGGCGCAGAGGCAAGAGAGTGGAGGTTCAGTGTAAACTCTGACCAAAAGCTTCAGATGCACATGTCTGACGATTCTATCAGTATCTCTGGTGCAGTTTCACACTGGAAGCTAAACGACAATGCGGCAAGTACTGTTGTTGTGGACTCCGAGCTACTGCAAGACGGCGTTGCCTCAGCGAACACCGACACATTCAATGATGCTGGTGTAGTAAATGGGGCGTTAGATTTTGGTGGTACACAGAAGGCGACCATCGCTGACAATGCAGCATACAGCTTTACTAACGATTCAACCGACAGTGCGTTTAGTATATCGGCATGGATATTCGTAACCAATACAGGTTCGTCTCAGAGAATAATTTCAAAGTGGGCAGGCTCATCTCGAGAGTGGCTATTCTATATAGACAGTAGTGAGAGACTTCAGTTGTTGCTATGGGACGAAGCTACTGATGGTTCCATAACAACCGTGTCTAATTCAGCAGTACCAACAGGGTGGCATTATGTTACGGCCACATATAGCGGTTCTGACACAGCAGCAGGAATAAATCTTTATATTGATAATGTTCTGGCGACGTCAACAGATGCCACAAATGGTACATATAACTCAATGTTGGGCACTGCCACAGATGTTATAATTGGAACAGACGGCGACGGCACAGCTTACTTCCAAGACAAGATAGACAATATAATCCTATTCAATAAAGTGCTGTCAACATCAGAGATAAGCTCCCTGTATAACTCTGGCAATGGAACAGAAACATTATCCTCAACATTCCCAAATGTAATATCAGATGACTCCTTGTCTGTAGGCTGGCACTTCCTTGCTATGACATATGATAATGCCGATGTGTCTTGGTCAGGTGCTACCGCAGCGAATTTCATCAAGTTATATGTTGATGGTGCATTAGTTAATTCTACTGCAACAAACGAAGCTAACTATGTGGCAATGGAAAACACTGCCGCAATAGTAAGGATAGGTGCAACAGAGTCAGCGGCAGGTGTGGCAGAGAACTACTGGAACGACAGAGTTGACAATGTATTTATGACCAGCGATGAGTTAACTGCAAACGAAATAGCCGCATTGTACACAACCGCATCTTACTCTGTTGCCTCACCATATCTGACAGCAGACTTATTCTCGCTTAAGTTTGAGCATTCAGCAGATGTGATGTTTATAACACACCCATCATATGAGCCAAGAAAACTATCTAGAACAGCCGACGACGAGTGGACATTAGTTGCTCTTGACGTTAATACTGGTCCATTTAGAGACCAGAACACAGACATAGCAAAGACAATAACCCCATCTGGAACAACAGGAACGGTGACTCTTACAGCAGTAGGACATGAACCATTCGTCTCTGGGACAACAGCAGGGCACGAGCC